TAGTGCGACTTGGTGCGTTTTCGGTATCTTTATCTTAGCACGTTGGAAGTGTGCACGGTAGTTTCCAGTCATGCTTTCTTTGTCTTTTGAAAAAACAACCTCAACAACTCTACATGGTAATCTGCGTTTATTGAGTGCAATTTGCAATGCAGTGTTTTCAAACTTCCCGGCGCTGTCTGCGTAAATATATTTAATATTAAAAGTTTCTACATCGTCGCAAATATCTTTTATTATTTCTTCGCTCGGTGTTTGTGAATACGTCCGCAATGCAACTTCAACTTTCACATCATCAGCGTGTTTCATAAAAGCACACCACGCCGTCATGCTTGAAAATCCCCAGTCCAAACCTCCCACCACTTCCGTATCCTTAACCCAATTATACTGTGGATTATCTTTTACATCAAATGTTGCACTGTCAATATCCACAGGGTCGTTGACTAATCCGGCGGCGCTTGGTCGCTCACCCATGTATTCGGTTAGAAACCAGTCGTATGAACGCTTAGAGCGAAACGCATTGATTACGTTTATTATTGGCACCCAACCCTCGGGGTCGCCGGTCTTTCCTCTTGCGAGAGCTTTGAGCTTTTGCAAGTCGGGTATGTAGCGGTTCAAGTCTTTGTCGTCCCATATTGCAGGGTCAAAACTTTTTACTACATCAAAAATATCCCACGAGTAACGAGTGTATCCGAGCTCGTCGGCGCGGTCCCATATATCTTGAAAGATACCAAACACTTTGTGAAATGTTGACGTAAGGATACGCAACGGTGTTTGTGAAGTGTCAACCATAGGCAAAGCGCTGTCTACGAGTTCGTCCGGTGTTTCGCAAACTTCGTCCGCCATGAGTACGTCCGGGTGTGGTCCACGCACTGCTTTTGGTGAAGCGGCCACACACATGAAATAGTTGTTACCAACCCCGGTGCTATGTTCCATCATCGGCTCTTTTGGTAAACAAGCGAGTATACGCGGTTCACCGTAAACGATTGAAGAAAAATAGTTGTAAACAATTTTCGCTTGTGCAAGTGCACCACCCATATCCACAACAGAAAGATTGCGAAAAAAGAATAGTGCGAAACCAAGCGAACCAAGCAGTTGACTTTTTCCACCACCACGAGGCGCTTTAATAATGACGTTAGTTCCACTTCTTCCAGGCCAAATATCTGCAAATATCTCGCGTAGTTTCTTTGGCCACTTTGTTCGCTTGTTGAATGTTTTTAAAAAAGTCAAAGGTATCTCGGCGTAGGTTTCACGAAATAGCACAGGGTCGTCACCGAGTATGCTTAATGCTTTTTGTTTTGCTTCGTCATAGGGCGTCATGTGTTGTCTCTGCTTCGGCTAGTAACTATGCCATGTGACGGGAGATATTGCGCGGACTATAAAACAAAATGTTTGCGTTGTAAAAAAGAAGTTTGGTTTTGTCGGTTTGAAAGAATCGGGCCGAGAATGTATGCCGTTTACGAATGTGAAAGTCACAAGCCAAAGTATAGGTTTCGGGTTCGTGTATTAAGCAAACAAGAGACAAGAGAAATAAAAAAACGAAACCAAACCAAATAAGAAAAGCCCCACCTCGTTCGGCAGGGCTTCTTGCTAAAACCGCGAGCATAGATACTCGCACTGAACTTAACCAAAAACTTTTGCAGACGGGTTGGGACTGCGTTAGATGTAATACCTCCTTTATGTGTTGGTTTATTTTTCCTCGTAATGCTCTTGCATTGATTTACTTTCGGTATGGGGTTTTCCGCATACAGAACATTCGTAGATACTGGTTGCGGTAGAACCTTTGAAAGTAGTATTTACTCTTGCATGAAGCCGGGGCAACGCGCAGTGAGTACACAGTCGGTTGTAGATAAAAACTTTTTTCATTTCTCATTTTGTTTTTGGCGCGGTTTGACTTATTAAGGTACTGGTTAGCTTCGTGGTAGGTGGTTCTTCAATAGCTATTATACTCCTCTTTTAGACTTTCTATGATAGTGTGGTAAAATAATAGTGATTTTACGGTTGGCGTACTCACTCGCAGTTGACCATAAAAACATTGTACAGTCTCGTATTTTGTTTAAGTCAACATCAATATGGCCAACGCACAACGCAAAAAAAAAGGGGGTAAGACTAAGAAAAGAAAAACCATTGAGCAAATGGTTACTATACCTAGTGACAATACAGAAATGATTGTGAGAAAGAAAGAAGCCTACTTTGATTTTTTGCATTGGGATATTATGACTATTGCCGAAAAGAAAAAAGCCAAACAACCAAAAAATCAAAAAGAGTTTGCAGAAAAATGGGATATACGAGATGCAACGCTTTCCGAATGGAGAGCACGACCAGACTTTGAAAAGCTACGCTCGGAAATGTTTAGAAAGAAACTTGCCGCCGACGTGCCCGAAGTCTTTGCAGATATGCGCAAACGTATCAAAAGAATTGGTAAAGCGGACGAGGTAGAGCTATGGCTTGCATACTCCGAGCATTGGGACCGTAAAAAAGTAATCGAGTTTAAACCACCAATTGAGTTTGGCGACAGTGATATACGTTCACTTATTGGAAAGCTACCAATAGAAAAACAAAAACTTTATCGCAATACATTGGCGAAGTTACTACCCGAGGACACGCCAAAAAAAAAAGTTGAAAACTCGGAAATAGAAAAAGCAATTGACCTTAAACTTTCGGAGATTAAAACAAATGCCGGGCGCATGGACTTTTTGGAGAAGCAAATAGAGAAAGTCAGAAAGCTCTCTACACAAACGCCGCCTATGGTGATAGTCGAAACCGTGCTCGCGCTTCGGTTATTTCGTCTGTCGTTTCTTCTTCGGTGTCGTCTTCTGTTTTTTCTGGTAGGCCCATAATCTTACGCAAATATGTGTCGTCTGCTTCAATCGCTTTTATTCCTCCCGATTGTGTGAGACGTTGGTATGCAACACTCAAGCTATCAACATCGGTTCGCGAAATGCCGGCAAAGTCTAGTTTCGGGTAGCTTGTAATTCCGTTAAAGTTTAAATCAACCAATTCTTGTATCGCGTATTTATTTATAACGTCGGCAATACCGTTGGCAATTGCTTCAATTGACTGCAAAAATAGTGCGCTGTGGTCTTGTGAGAGTGCATAGCTTCCACTAGCACCAGAACCAAGGTTGAGGAATTGAGCAAGAACCGCCTTTGTAATAAGTCGGTCATGGTAGTCAATTGCTCGCGCGGCGTCTTTAACAGTGCCGGCTTTCATGTCTTTAAACTCTACTGTAATACCGTCGGGCTCAATTAAAAAGCCTTGGTCGTGAGCTCGCATATTTTCGAGGATTGTTTGCGCGGTGTTTTTATCTTCTTGACTTGCACTTGGTGGCAACTTCACGAATGGTACACCAAGGCCTTGTCGCTCATGCAAAATAGCGTCAATGACTTCCAAGTTCTTTTTCATGTACCAGTGCTTATACGCCGCTCGAAGTGAAGAAATACCCCACCAGTTGTCGCCCTCTTTTTCGTTTACAAAAACCACTAGCTTTTCAATCGGTATAGAAACGTTGGTGCCGGACTGTGTTGACTGTGTGATACCGTCTGTACCGTCTGTTTGTTGCCAAGCGATAACTGACTTTGGCAAACGCGGTGCAAACTTTCTCCAACATATCCACGTACGGCCGTTGATGTTTTTTATTTCAAAAACCTTTTCAAAAATCATTACTCCGTAGGTTGTACTTAAAAGCGCTTGGCGCAAGAAGTCGTCCCACGTGATTGTCATGTAATCAAATAGAGCTTTTTTAATAAACTCTGCAACCTCTTTGTCTTTCTCGTCTTCACTGGCAGGCGTAATAAACCATTGCGCACGACGTATTGGCAACTGAATAGCAAGAAGTGCGGACTTTACAGTTGCGTCCGACTTTCTCATTTCGTCGTAAACTTTCATTGCGCGAGTACCGGATAGCTCGCTTAGATATTCCTCGGTAATCATACCCGAGAATATGTTTGTACCGGTCGCCCCAATTTCAACGCCTACTTTTGGTTTTTCCTCGGAGAGCGTTTTTTTTGTTTTTGACTGTTTTGATTTTTGCATAGGGCTTAAAACTTTTTATTTCGTAATCCCGACGTGATTGGTTTTGCCTCTCCGTCGCTTAACGTTAAATCTTTAAAGTTTCCTTTGTCTTGTCCGAGTGGCCAGTGTTTGAGTGCACACATTGTCGCGTCTGGCACGTGGTCGTCTTTTTTCATTGGCTTATTACTGTTTGCTTGGTATCGGTACCTCTTATGTTGCCATAGTGCGACTTGGTGCGTTTTCGGTATCTTTATCTTAGCACGTTGGAAGTGTGCACGGTAGTTTCCAGTCATGCTTTCTTTGTCTTTTGAAAAAACAACCTCAACAACTCTACATGGTAAT